GTATAAGCACCTGTTAAATCCCCACTTAATTTAAAACTTGAACCTGCTGAACAATCAAAACCAACTGTTCCTGTAAGTGTTGATATTGGTACTTGTGCTTTATATCTATTTTCTAGTTTAGCATTTGTAACTCCATCATCTAAAAGAGATATTGTTACTGCTCCTGTTGCTGAATCTCTTGCTATTGGTGCTGTTGCTGTTATACTACCTACATCTCCTGCATCATCAGAATATAATTCTGTAAAGTTATCGTTACAAATATCAAAGGCATCTCGTAGCGTTGAGCCTGTACCATCATTTGCAGTAGTTCCTATGTTTATTGTCTGTTTAGCCATTTTTTTATATTATGTTATTTGTGTTGCATCTGCTGTAAATAATGTTGTATCTGCTTTGTATAATGTTGTATCCGCTGTAAAGGCAGGTACTAAAGTCCAACAACTTGGAGCAGAAAAATCAGGTATAAATTCAGTTGTATATGCTTCATCCGCTCCCCAAGCAGAATTAGTTTCCATATTACAATAAACTTTGCCCCAATTTATATTATTAGCCATATATATATAATTACTTTTTTACGTTTTTGTTATACATCCTTTCTAAATAGTTTTTTAACTTAACTATGTTTTGTTGTTTAGGTTTGTATCTTACTTTTATTATAGTACCCATCCTGAAAAATTTGCATCCTTATCAGGATATACATTATCATCATTATTAGTGTAGTATTCAGCATATCTTTCTGCTGCATAAAAACTAAAATGTTCTATCATTCTATCGGTATAGTATTGTGCTGTTGTACGTTCTTTTTCAATTAAAAAATCTACTTCTGTTTTAGATACGTTTTCTGCATTTTCACTACTATGTTTGTAAACACCTTTATTAGATACCGTGTAAGCAGCAAATGGTAAATACTCAACCATTGCCCAATGTACTAAACAAGGCTTAATATGGTTTTCAACTAATGTTGCGTAATGTCCTGTTAAATTACCAGCTATAATATCTGTACTTATTTTATCATATAGCTTTGTGCCTATATAATTTTGTATATGTATGTTTTGTGCAATCTTAACGTATTGTATAAACTTATCAGTATCTACTCCACCTGATACATTAGTGTATTTTACAATATCTTTACGAGTAACAAATAATGCTTCAGCCATAACTATCGTGGTGTTGTAAAGTTTTTAGGTTTTATAAATCCCCTATTTTTCATATCTCTTGGTCGTTTTGCAACTTTAGCATCATTAGTTTTAGGTTTAAAACCTTCTTTCTTTGCTTCATTTACACTTATTTCTGCATTTGGGTTAGTAGCATCTGGTTTTACACCTTTAGCCATATACGTTTTACGCATCCAAAAATGCCTACACGATCCACCGCCTTTGTAGAGCCAAATATCGTAAGTTGCAGCACCACCTTTACCCCAACCAGCATTAACAGGTTGTTTACTCATTTGCATTATATCTTCTTTACGGTATATCTTTTTAGCTGATACCATTTTTCTGCAAAACTCCCTACTATTAGCAGAAACTGTTAATGGTGCATATTGATAACGTACTTTAAACTTCATATCATCAGCTTCACCATCTTGTTCGCTTTTTGCATTTGATCTTGCACTACCTGTAGATGCTAAACCTACCATTTTATCTAATGCTTCTTCTTGGTCATAGTCTACTTTGCGTTCATCTACTAAATCCCAATTTTCTAAATCTTCATCTTCACCAAACTCATCAAGCAAATCAAATACTTTATCATCTGTTTCAGCACTTAAATTACTTTGCTTGTGTTCTTCACAAGGCATAAACCATATCTTGCCTTCATACTCGTGTTCGTGGTAACCTTCGCATCCTATATTTTTAGCACCTTCTATTGCCATTTCTTTTGTTGCGTATGCTAACCTATCATCTATAATAGCAAAGTCTTTATCTACTACTTGGCTTTTTAAAGTAAATTCTCTTTTTACACCTGTTTCTTCTTCACGTGCCTCATCTGTTATTGCATTATCTGTTTCTATAAATGCTAACGGTTGAAGTGTTTTAAAATATAGTTTTAAACTAATACCATTAACAGCTAATATATCATCTATACAGTCCGTTATTAAGTCTTGATAGGGTTTAATAGTAATATTGTCAAAAAGTAGAGCAGCGGTCTTTATTTCATCTGCATTTGATCCTAAACCATTGTTTTCGGTACGTATACCCAATAATAAAGGTGAGGTTACCCTATGTGCTACTATTAACTTATTACTACATTCATTTGATAAATACTCATAGTGTTGAGGTGCATCGTTTAATGGTATGTCATCAACTGTTGTTTTACTTTCTGCATTGTTATTAAATGCAATTACTACTTTTTCACCTCTTGCACCTGTAAGTTTTGACATTACATCATTCTTAACCTGCATTTGCTTTTCACGGTCTGGTACACCGTTGTTAAAGTTTACAACCTTTGTACCACTAAAGCCATTTTGTACATCGTTTATAAGGTAATCACTTATCTCACTTTCTAATTCTGCATATGCTAAACCACCCTGATAATCTACAGGGCAATAGTAATCGTAACCACTAACATATTTTTTAACTATTTTTATTTCTGGTTCTTTACCGTTACCATATCCAAATGCTGCTATGCGTTGAGGTTTGTCTTTAGGTTTTATCTTTGTCCAATCAGGTGCATAATAGTATCCTTCTATCTCACCATCTTCATTACATTTTTCTGCACGTAGTGTTTGTCTTGGAAAGTGTTCTGCTTTATATACCTTATCATCTTTGTAAAGTACTTGAAAAGAACCCTCACCTAATAGTTTTAAATCTAATACAACCTTTTTTAAACAAGTGTTGCTTACAATAGATCGCATTGCAGCATACTCGTTTGTTTTAGTGTTGCTATCTAAAGCATCTAACCCTTTACCGTATATCATATTAGATACACCGTTTATAATAGCGTTGTTAGTTGTAGATTCTGTATAAAGTTTTATTAAATAAGAATAGTAGTCATTATCCTCACCGTAGTTTACCCAATCTTTTTGTTTATCCTCGCTTATTTTTGGTCGGTTGTAAGAAGCTAAATTTACTATATGTAAGTTATCCATTATATTGTGATAAATTCGTTTGTAGTGCTATTAGAAGTGTACTCACCGCTGTTTATTGTGTAAGCTGGTAAATCTGTTTGGTTTGTACAGTATATTTTATCTAAAAATACAACTGAACTACCTGAAAGTATTTTAAGTGTGTAATAAATATCTTGTTTTACAGGGAATACAGCATTATACCTATTGAAGTATAAGTTTTGTGATATACTTGTTGTTGCTTGACTGTACACTTCTTTGTTTTGCGTTTCATCTGTTATTTTAACCGTATAAGATGCGTTTGCAGTAAATTCTCTTGGTATAAAATCAATATTTTGTGCTGAACCACTTTCTTGTAATACTATCATATATATACAATAAAAAAGTATGAAATTTGTTATTAATAAAACAAAAAAAGGGCAGCATATTGCCACCCTTAATTTACCAAATAAAAACCCTATTAAGAATTTGTACCTGCTGTTACAGTTACAGTTCCTGTTAAACCAGCAAAAGGGTTAGCTTCTGTAGCACCTTCTAAAAAGTTAGCAGGTACTTGTTCTGAAGCAGCAAATGTAAGTGTATAACCACTCAAGTCTCCCATTGCACCACCTGTCGTAATTGTACCACCTGTTACATCACATCCGTGTTCTGCACCCATTAAAAAAGCATTACCGTTATAGTCTTGCACAACGATATGTGGTCTGCCATAACTCATTAGCTTTAATTCTTTGTGGTCTTGTACAGTTAATTTCTTTAAAGTAAGGTTTAACGCCTGTTCAAAGAAAGTTGTACCATTTTCTCTTGAAGAAGTAATCGTTTGTTCAAACGTACTATTACCTTTCAATTCATATTTAAATACTGTTACAGCACCTAAATCATCTATTACATCTGTATCTGTACTATCATATGCAATAGTTAAATCACCAAAGTCTGCAAAGAAGACATTTTTTATTCCCCCTACCGAATCTTTACACGGTTCTTTTCTACCTTTTGTTAAATCACAAGCCATATCTTTATATTTTAAATAAAAAAAGGTGAGTAGGCACTACTGGCTTACCCACCTAATTTATTGGTTAATTATCTATTAAGAATAAAGTACGATATCGCTACCGATGCCATATTGTACACCAGCTGTAAATCTCATTACTACTCTTACATTTTGTGAACCATCAATATCAGCCATATCAATAACTTTTACTTCGTTGTGGTCTGCTAAAAGACCTGTTCCAAAGAATAAGTTTGATTTTTCTGCTGCTACCATTGTGTTGTCAGCTAATCCATTTGCTACTGCGATTTTGATACCATCAAAAGAAAGTCCTCCACCGTTGTACCATTGTGTACCTTTATCATCTGTACCTGCTGCACCAAGATTACTTGCAAATCCACCTAATGCTCTTACATATGCTCTAGCTACGTTTTGTGAAACATAAATAAACATATCTTCTGAAGTATAAAGTGAAGAACCAATTGCATCAACTACAAGACCAATTTTATCAACTGCATTTGCAGCAGTTACAGCAGCACCTGCTCCTACATCTGTTACATCGGCATCAGCTAAAAGTAGTTCTTTAAATCCACCAAACTGTCCTGCTGTTGCAGCAGCACCATTCCAGATAGATTGTTCAGTACGTTGTGCTACTTTAGAAGCTACGTGTCCAATTAAAAAGTCAGCAAATGATGGAGGTAGGCTATCAAAAGCACTATATCCCATTTGTACAGCTTCCCAATCATTGTGAAAGTCTGCTTTACATAATTGTAAGTTTACTTGCTGAAAATCAGGCTGTAAAATTCTTTCTGTAAGCGTTAAAGTTGAAGTTGGATCAAAATCACAAGTTGCATCTTTTACGATATCATCACTTGATACTTTTTTAATTACTTCTTTAAATTTAATATTTGGCTTAACGGTAATTAATCCATTATCCAAAGTTGAACCACTAAGTAATGCGGCAGAAATGTACTGACCAGCAAATTCCCCGGAATACGTAGTAGTTATTGAGTTTGTTGTTGCCATTTTATTTTATTTATAAGTTTATTTATTACGATTCACTTGCCCATACACCATCACCGCCAGTTAAATACCAGTCAGTAAGTGCTACAGCTTTTAGTGTACACCAATCGCCTTTATTTGCAGTTGCTTTTGTGTTTATCCAATCTTTATTATCTACACCGCCTGATTGTACAGCAGCTACAGTACCGTGAATAGCATCTGTTGCAGCAGGTGAAATTGTAATAATGTTGTTACCGTCAGCACCTGTATTACGGAATGTAAATTCCATTCCAATATTTTCAGATGTAATAGCTGGTAAAGTCATTACTTTAGCGTCTGTTGCTATATTAAATTCAGTACCCGCTTTATTTACAGGAATATCTTGAGTAGTAGTCAAAGTTTCTTGCTTTGATCTTGCTCTCAACACATCATTTGAAGTTGTTATTGTTGTTGACATTTTTTATTTATTTTATATTTGATATTTTATTTAACACTCTATCTAAAGTTGTATTAGTTCTTTTTTGTTTATACAAGTTTAGGTTAGGTTTGTTTTCTTTTTCAGGGTTATGAGTAACCTTTTGTACTTCGCTTAAATCTTCTTTTTCAGCATATACAGTTTTTGTAGTTGTTTCTTCTGATTTAACAGAATTTTCACTTACAGGTTCTTCAGCCATCTCTTCTTCTTTAGGCTCAAGCATTGATTTAATTTCTTCAACCATTTCTTTAACCTCTTGGAGTTCTTCTTTAGTAGCGTAACCCATTTCTTCTTTAGGTTCTTCTTCGGCTTCTACTTCTTCTTCTGGCGCTTCTTCAACTGCACCAATAGAAGCTATAATACCTTCTTCTTCGACAATTAAAGTTTCTCCGTCTACAAGTTTATACTCGCCTACTGGTAGTGCTACTTTTTCATCTTCGGTAACAATAAAAACTTCTGCTCCAGTTTCAAAATTTTCACTTTCTATAATTGCACCGTTTTCAAGTTCAGCTTGTGCCAACTTTACTTCTACAGGTTCTTCGGATAATTCTACCCCAAGTACCTCTTTTACTTTGTTTAACATATCTGTTGCTTTCATATATATTACAATAAATTAATAATTAGTTTGTTACATTTTTCTTTTTAAATCATCAATGCCATCCTGTAACATATTTTGTGCAGTAGTAGCATCTCCAATAGCTTTCATTAATTGATTTAACATAGGTACATTACTAGATGATATGCCTAAAGCTTTTAATTCATCTTCAACTTTATTACGTGTTTTAAGACCATTATTAATAAACTTATCTGCTCTAGCCTCTAATGTTGTAAAATTTTTTATCGTTGATTTAGCTTCATTTAATAAAATATCTATATCTTTTTCTAATTTTAATCCATTAATAATTTCAGGTTTAACATTTTTAATAAAAAACTCTAAATCGGAAAGTGCTTCATCTAAATCATTAATAGATGCTAATTGTATTTTTTCTAATTTTGATTTAGCTAATTTTGTAAATATTCTTTTAACTTCTGGTTTCATAGTGTATTTTTTATTATAATAATATATTTAACAGTTTGTTATGTTTTAGTTTGCTGCTTGACACTCTGCACAATCGTTATATAGTGTAACAGCACTAAAATGATGTCCGTGTGCATTTTGATCTTGGCTTAATACAGTATAACAACCATCGTGGTTATCGTGATCTGCATTTATATAATATACATTTCCTATAACTAATTGTGTAGAACCGTAAAAGTGTTTTTTTTGGCTATGTCCACACTTTTGTACCCTATATCCGTATTCACCTGCACTTGGTGTTTCTATTGTTGCTGTTACATTTCCTACGCCTTGTGCTTGGAAGCTACCATCACAGCATTCTATAGAATATGTATCATCTTTACATAAGCAACCTCTACGACCTGATTGTGGACTTGGTATTCTACTCATTTATTTTTATTTAATAGCAATTTTTGCTTTATTTAAATCTTTTAAGTTTTGATTACCTGCTTGAATTAATGTAAAAGAAGATTGTATTGCTTGTTCAAGATTTGAAGGTAATTCAGCACCAAGTTTTTCTGCTAATTTTTCAATTTCTTCGCCTTCATTTAAAGCTGTTTTAGCTAATTTTACTGCTTGTTCTATTAATTCTATAGAAGAGTTTAATTCTTTTAAAGCTAAAAAAGTTTTTTTAACACCTTGTTCATATATAGAATCTGCTTTTTTGGCATTTTTTTGAACATTTTTGTTCATATTTAAATTAACTTTTTCAGTACTAAATAATTGTTTTAGTTCTTCTATTTTAGCTTCAGCTATTTCTTCTTTACTCATTTTAGATTGTTTTATTGGTACACAATTTGGTACTGTTTTACCGTTTTTTATTTTAGTGCCTATCATTTCATATCCTTCCCAACAAGGTTCTTTTAAATCATCTTTTACAGGTTCATTTGGTCTTTCTAACTTATCAGCAAAGTAGCCTTCTATACTAAATCCTTTTACTTCACCTGCTTTTACTTTTTTCCAAACATCATCGTTGTTTACTTTCATAGACACCATCCAAGTACCAATAGGCACGTTTAAATCGTACATACGGCTTTTATCTTGTTCGCTTTCTACTATCCAACTTTCTACAGCAGTTAAACCTTTAAGTTCTAATTGGTGTTCTAATGTTGAGTTGTTTTGATTACCTTTTATAAAGAATAATTCACTTGCTTT